CCAAAAGTGAGCTACTGGACAGTATTAAAAGAAAAGTATATGAAAGAAAACCCTGATATAATAACATTAGATAATTACCAGGAGAAAAAATGATATCAGAAATTGTAGCTCTTCTCATGTTTATAGGACCTGATATTAAAGAGCATCGTATCCAGCCAGAGGGTATGGCCCAATGCCTTCGCCATAAAAGGGTAGCGGAGAGACAGTTTACACCTAATGTGCAATATAAATGCCTTAGATCTAAAGCAGAATTAGAAGAAAATATTGATGGTACAAAAACGATTAAAAAATTAATATTAGAATAGTGGCCAAATTTTTATTAGTTATTCAAATTTGTTCTGCTATACATGGTAATTGTTTACCTGAACAATCTGTTGATGTATATGATTCTTGGTATAATTGTGCTGCTTCTGGAACAAATGAAACAACAGAATTAATGAAATTAATAGGAGAAGATTTAATAAATAATAATAAAATATATATTACATTTTCTTGTAGACCACAAAATGAAGTATAAAAAAAGAAACCCAGTATTTCAAGCTCTTTTAAAATTTAAAAATAAAATTATTGAGCATAAAAAAATATATAAAAGAAATAAACAAAGAATTAAACAACAAATGCTAAGTCATAGCCAAGATATATAATGGGTAAATTACCTTTTGAAGTTAGAATGGCTATATTATTATTTGTAGGTGGATGTATACCCATATTCATTCATCATATAGTACATAAATTATGGGATGTAAGTATATTAAGAGCCGCAGAAATTACTTTTATATTATGTATTCCAGTAGCTTACTGGATGGCAAGTAAAATTAATGAACGTTGGCATGATGATCAGGAGTAAATATGTATTTAAACGCTAATATCCCAGTAATAGAATGTTATGTAAGAGGTAATTATCTAAGAGATCAAAAAGATTCTCATGATAAATACTTTGAGTGTGTAGTATTTGGTTTTAGTTCTATACCAAAACAAGTACCACTGTTTCATTATATGATGACAGATGGTGGTATCTGGTGGAGAGCACCTATATCTGCATTTTGTAAGAAACCAGGTGTTAAAGAATTACCATTAAATGAATTAATGTTATGGGATTCATTTAGTTATAATGTAAGTGTTACTAAATTTTATCAACTACAAGGTTGTAAAATGATGTATACATCTAGAAGAAGAAAAGAAAGAGAAGGCACATATTTATTTACTATAGATTGGTGTGCTGGTGATTATAATGAATTAGATTTTGGTTATGCAGAAAAACCTGATCAGCATAAATGCGGACATGTAATAGAATTAGACGATGGCAACTATGCAATACAACCCAACAATAGATTAAGGATCTTTGACCCATCAATGGCAGCAGATCCATCAAAACCTCTCATACATAGATTAGTCAATACTAAAATTTGGTCTGTAGAAGACACATCAAAATGGATAACAGATGAAAATCAGGAAGGTAGTTATGACTATGAATATAAGGAGATAAAAGATGACAAAGAAAAAGTCAACGGTAAATAAAGCGGGTAACTACACTAAGCCAACTATGAGAAAGCGATTATTTAACAAAATAATGGCTGGAACAAAGGGTGGAAAAAGTGGACAATGGAGTGCCAGAAAAGCGCAAATGCTAGCGAAGCAGTACAAGGCAGCTGGTGGAGGTTACAAGTAATGGTAAGAAAATTAAATAAAGTAGCTAAGGCTTTAGGTAAAGCATCTAAGCTACATAAAAAACAATCTAACATTATTAAAAAACATATTAAAGAAATGAAATCTTATGGCAAAAAAAAGAGATCCTAAAGTAGGAACTGGTAAAAAGCCAAAAGGTTCAGGTAGGAGGTTATATACAGATGAGAATCCTAAAGATACTGTCGGTATTAAGTTCGCAACTCCTACAGATGCCCGTAAAACTGTGGCAAAAGTTAAACGAGTCAACAAACCCTTTGCAAGAAAAATCCAAATTCTTACAGTTGGCGAACAAAGAGCCAAAGTTATGGGTAAGACGCAGGTGGCTAGCATATTTAAAAAAGGTAAGGAATCAATCAGAAAAGGGAGAAAAAAGTAATGGCACTCGCAAAGAGTCAAAGAAGTCTTAAAGCATGGGGGAAACAGAAATGGAGAACGAAATCAGGCAAGAAATCTTCGGAAACTGGAGAACGGTATTTACCAGAGAAGGCTATCAAGAGCCTATCATCTGCGGAGTATGCGGCAACGACAAGAGCAAAACGAAGAGGAACAAAAAGGGGCAAACAATTTGTGAAGCAACCGAAAGGGATTGCAAAGAAAACAGCGAAATACAGGAGGTATAGCTAATGCCAGGACACTACGGTAAAATGATAAAAAAGAAAGGTGGCAAAAAAGTCACTGGAAAAAGAAAAAAACTAGACATGGACAAAGATGGTAAACTTACTAAAAAAGACTTTGCTATGTTAAGAAATAAAAAAAAGGCTAGAGCATAATGAGAAAAGGACTATATGCTAACATCCATGCTAAAAGAAAGCGTGGTGGTAAGATGAGAAAGAAAGGTGCTAAAGGTGCACCTACAGCTGCTAATTTTAGGAGAGCTGCAATGACAGTTAAGAAAAAATAATGGTAGCTAAGAAATATCAAAACCCCTCGGGTGGATTAAATGAGGCAGGTCGTAAATTTTTTAAAAGAACGACTGGTGCTAATTTAAAAAGACCTAGTAAAAAAGTAGGAAACAAAAGAAGAGCTAGTTTCTGTGCCCGTATGAAAGGGATGAAAAAGAAATTAACTTCTGCAAAAACAGCTAATGATCCAAATTCTAGAATTAATAAAGCTCTTAGGGCTTGGAATTGCTAGTGCAATATTATTTATAACTATAACTATGGCTGATATAGCTAAGACAAAAGATTTTATTAAGGCAGTAGAGGAGGTTCGTTCAGAGTATCCTGAGGATTCTATTGAACGTAAAATTCCTGCGTCTTTTATAACAACAATTGCTGCTACAGAAACAGGTAATTTTAATTTTGAAGGTGCACCTACTGCACTAAAAGCTAATAATTTTTTTGGTATACATGCAACAGGTGATCAAAATTATATGCAAACATCAGGTGGTGCTAAGTTAAGATCATTTGATGATAATAAAGGTAGCATTAGAGCTTTTGTACAACTTATAGCAAATGATGAAAGATACAAAGATGCTATAAGTGCAATAGAAAAAGGTCCACAAGAAATGTTTAAAGGTATGTCAGTATATGCAGAAAATCCTAACTACGTAAATATATTAAGTGATGTATATAAAAATAGAGTACAACCAATATTTCAAACAGAAAACTTTTTACTGCCAAAAAGAAAACCAATAATACAACAAATGGATAGCTTGCAATAAAAAAGGGAAGCCTAAATTAATAGACTTCCCTAGCAGGCAACACGAAGACCGCTTGACTTTTTAGTCAGGTGGTCTTTTTTTTTGGTTTAAAGATTGGCGATATAAATTTCTATCACCCCATCTTTTATGCCAAAACCAGTTACTTAATGAGCTAGCATAATGTTCTAGTTTATTCATAATAGGATTATGCCAAAAGTAATATCTAAACTTTTTGTATAAGTTGTTTGATGTCATCTTGTAATTTCCTTCCTACAGCATTTGCATGATTGATTACAGCAGCACATAAGTTACCATGATAAGGATAGCCTTTAAGTGCCTCTCTAATTTTAGCAACAGGTTTACCACCATAATCAATAACAATTGCATTATCTTTATTAAGACCTATTTTTAATTCAAATAGTATACCAGTGTATTTATCTAAATTATTTTTTTCGGTCATCTGTATTGCCTCCACTATAGGGTGTTAATACAGATAAAGCATTCATGAGTTTAACAACTTCACCATAAGGTCTAGTCATTAAATATCTCATGATATCCATAAGTTGTTCAGAACTTATTATGTAAGTTCTAGGGGTAGTTTGTTGTTTCTTTTGCTCTTCTTTCTTTTCCATCTATCCTCCTATTAAAATGGTATATCATCGTAATCAAAATGCTTACCTAGTGTATCTAAGTTTTCTTGTGCATTTGATATTTTTGTTAGTAGTTTATCCATCTCTTCTATATGTTGTGGATGTTCTCCAATACCTACAGAATTATCAAGATATATTTCCATTGTTGCTTTTGCTTGTGCTATTTCAGCTTCATATTTTCTAGCTAATGCTTTTACTAAATGCGTTCTTACTTTACTCATTCGGCACCTCTAAAAGCATAATACTTATCTTCTATTAAATCTTCATCTAATAAATAAGGATTATCTCTACCTCTTTTATTAAACTCTGTTCTTAAATCTCTTATAGTTTGATTTAGTGTTCTGCCTGAATTTAGACAGTTACAAACCATATCATCTACTTCTATTAGTGCTTGCTTTACTGCTCCCATCTTCTGCCTCCTTTAATTGTTTATTTAATTTATTTATTTCATTCTGTGTATGTATCATAACTTCTTGTAATGCTATAATTTTACCATACAAAGACATTTTTTCACCGTGACTCATTTGACCTCCTTTATTAGTCTGTTTAAATACCACTCTGCTTTTTCTAGATCTTGTAAAGGCTCACCCTTAAATTTATATCTAGCAACATATTTCAAAACATTACCCTTCAAGTACCCATGATATTCATCATCTGTCATACAATCTCGTATAACATCTATAGTTTCTTTTTTGCCATACTTGTAATGTGCAGGTGAATTAACTTTATCGTCTACCATATTCTCTCCTTATTGCATTATAGTCAATGGTTTCGATATTATAAGAACCATTAGTAACCTCTCTCTTAACTACAATACCACTCCACCACATATGCTGAGTATCTCTAGCAAAATGTTCTTTATGATTTAAATAACATCCAGCAGACAATGCATGTAACTTTCTACCATTAGGTAATGTGGATGTAGCATAATCTAACAAATGACTATGACCTACTGTAGCAGATACTTTGTGTTTTGTCAAGAGAGTTCTAGCTATATTTTCTCCTGATATTGCACTACCGAGTATACCTGATGGAAAATGATGGGCATAATATACACCATTTAAAACTTTATTTTGTTTATATGGAACTTCTTGCCATCCGTATTTTTTAAAATTAAGATCACTAATTTTTAGTGTACCATCTAATTCAGGATTCTCATCAACAAATCTATCTATTCTATCTTCATGATTACCATGTAACATAATCTTTCTAGCTTTGTGTTTACCTAAACCTTTATTAAATAAAGATAATGCTTCATGTGAGTGTTGCATA